AGGGTCTACAACACATTGTGTGAGAAATTCGTCTTGCATCTTGCCTTGGTTGCTTACCTTGATATTATAAGGCATCTGAGTGCTGGTGTCAAGTGTGCCGGTTGGAGATGTGGTCTTCAACTAATTGCTTCGACAGAATTCATTGCATCAACAATTCTCGATTTACTTTCTGCTGCTCTAGCATCTGCATTTTCATAAGTCCATACAAATAATTGATATTCAGTTTTCATAGATTTTATCATATTTATTTCTTCAATTTTTTGATTATTAATAGAATTTCTAAGATTTTCAATATCAGTGGCTAATTGATTTACAGTATTGATAGCATCGGTACATGTTGTCAGACCTAATGGTTGTGTAGGTGAAAGTTCTTTAAAAGTTACTCCTACACCTGGATTTGTTATGACATCTCCTTCGGAAGAATTAATTTCATAATTTGTTGAATATCCAATACCCACATTACTTGTAGTTAATTCAACATCCGTTGGATTTTTAAATGGTGCTTCTGCAGAAGTATCTTCTATATTAGGATAAACACTAGCAAAAGCATAATCTTCTACTACTTGATTACCTATTCCTATAACAATACCATTTACAGTAGCATTATATCCAGGTGTTGTATTAATACCAGCAGAACATCCTGCTCCAATAGCAGCACCAATTGTATCTAAAATTTCTTGCTTCTTCTGATTTATATTTCCTATTATAGTCACCAATTCTAAATCATTAGGTTCAGTTATTTTGGCAAAATTTTCTAATTCTCCTTTGTAAAATTCAAGTTCATCATCTCTTGCCTCAAGATCTTTCTTTACAGGAGATGGTTCTGTAGTTCCGGTTTCAATCCATTTCCCATCAGATGTTGGGTTAATAGAAATAACACTAACTTCTTTTGGTGATTCAATACCTTTACTTGCATCAGTTCCAAAATTTTCAACCGTCTCTAATGAGAATTTTAATTTTCCCATTATTCCATCGGAAATTGCCATTTTATAACATATTTTTTATGATACAATTATTTAGATTCATATCTCTAACCATTGTGATGGGTGAGGACATCCTTGGTGATAATCTGGATTATTTTTAGATAATGTAGTGCGAATATCACCGGCAATTACGATTCTTTCACCTACTCTTTTTGTAAATTTTTGTGTTTGGTGTAGAATATTACTCGGAAACATTACCACACTTCCTTCAATTGGAGTAATTGTATAGTGATTGCAATTATACTTATTAAATCCTGTAATCGTATTTTTATCTTTTGAAGTTTCGAATAAACCTCCAGAAAATTCATTTTGATTATTTTTTTGAGATACACAAAATTTGTCTGATGTTGAATCAGTTTTAAGATAATACACAAAACTTATATTAGATTCATTATGATAATGTGGGTTTAGTTGTGGAGTAATATCATCAAAATGGCATCCAACCCATGACTTAACAATATGTGAATCAATCAATTTATGATCAACATTTAAATGTTCAAGATATTCTTTTATATTTTTCTTTAAGGACTCAAAAAAAATTTTATAATCTGGATTTAAATGTGCGAAAATTTTTCCTGAATATTCTGGACTTTCATTTTCATACCCATTAAACCAATAATCACGAAGAGAATCTATATTCTTTTCTTTAAATTCTTCATGACAGTCAACACTTCCTTGATAAACAATCAAAGGAAAAACTTCATGAACTTTATTCATTTACTATTAATACGGCATTCCCTATTATCTCCTGGATAGTCATGAATTGTCAAGCCTTTATATTCAGGTATATTTTTTGTAGTATCTTTCCTTTCTCCATATACATGATAAAAACAATCAATAGGTTTATCATCAGATTCTTTTATATGTATTTCTTTATTATTAAATTTTTCTACATTAAGATGATAATGTCTAGATCCAATAGGTTGCAATTCTACAGTAATACTTTCTTCATCAACTAAATCTTTCCAATAATTGGGCAATTTAATTACATTAGAGTCTTTAAGTCTACCTCTTACAAAAACATCAGCACTAGGTCCTTCTAGACAAACATATCTTAATCGATGATCTTTTTTGGTTGGATGTGGAATGTCGAAATTTTTCTTAGAGTCCCAGAATTTCGTTGCCGGATCCCAATCCCTACCATTTAATTTGATAGTTGATGCATTAATATCAACAAGAGCACCTGCACCAATATTAGTATTTGTTACAGATTGAACGGAAACTTTTCCTGCAGAAATTTGTGAATAAACTGCTCCAATCAACTGTAAATTTGAAACGTTTGTTCTAAATTCTATACCCTGAACAGAAGATCTTCCAATTACACGATGATCACCAACATAAGCAGTTATTGATTCTCGATGATAATTTATATTTCCTGGTGCTCCGCAATAAGCAAATACATTTGTTGGGTTCATTCCAACATTTATTGCCCCCTGCCCATACACAAGTAATGAAGATTTTCCTGTATAAGCATTATAAATTGCTCCTGATCCTGGTCTCCAGAAAGATTTTGGAACTTCTAAAGAACTTCCTTCGACTGGAAGAGAACTGAAACAATCAAGAACACCTGTTTCTAGTTTTTCGAATGGCATAATAATCTCCTATTTACAACTATTTGCAATACTTTCAATTAAAGATGCAACATTAATCCCAGAAAATATCGAACTTAATGCAGAAAATGGAGATCCTTGTATAATATCTTTAGACAGTAATCTTATAAATCCTGTTGCATTAAGTGTAATACTATCAGATGATGTCACACAAACTTTACCTCCAACAAGATTAATCTGTTCATTTGCTCCTATAATAATATGGTCATTTGCTCTTATCAAAACTGAACCATCACTATCTGGACCAACAGTTTCAATGTAAATATTTTTTGCTCTTAATTTTATATTGCCATTTTCTGCAGTTAATACAATATCACCATTCTCGGCATTAATAGATTTTGCAATATTTTCTTTTTCACTTTCATTTCTATCTTGTTTAAGATTTGTCCCTACTATTTCATGAGAAGATCCAGGAACAATTTCTCCTTTATTCCCTGTCATTGTATATGTTTGATTATGCCCTGCTTTAAGGCTCATAATCATATTTGTGCCTATGTTTTCTCCAATTTCACCTTCTTCACCAATAGGACCCATTAAAATAGTTCCAAATTCATTATCTGTTATAATTTGTTCTGGTTTTTTTGACATTTAACTTACACAATCTACAATACGAACAACTTTTCCTCTAAGAGTTGCCAACTCTTGATTAGTTGGTATAGGTTTCGATATACTCGAATCTATCTCAACTATATCTATACCATCAACAACATCTGGAGATTCTGGTATTGGTATGAATGAAAGTTTAGGTTCGATAACAAAACCTTCACCAGTAGGACTATTTATTTGTATCTCTGGATAACCGGAAATACCACAAATAGTATCTGTTAATTGAATCTCTAAGATTTGACCAGTATCTGATATTCTCACATTTGCTTGTAGATTTGGAATATCTGGAGTAATAGATATGCTATCATTAACACTATATCCAGTTCCACTATTTGAAATTCTAAATCCATCTAAACAAACAACAAAATCACTCGAACTATCGATAGTTTCAACTGGTACTCGGTTAAATTCAGTTGAACCATCTTTTGGACGAGCCCATGTATTTGATGTCAAAACTATCTCAATTACTTCACCATCTGATGCTCTGCTTCCAGTAAATCCAGAACCAAACGAAGCATTACTATTTCCACCTGTATCACTTAGACCATTATTAGTTCCACCTGTATCACTTAGACCATTATTAGTTCCACCTGTATCAGAAACAACAGCATTATTGGAGGAATTGGATTCACTAATTACTGCATATCCAGTCGTAAAAGTATTTTCACAACTATCTACAAAAGCAACAAAAGGAGGTGTTTTGTATCCAGAACCACGATTTGTAATATTTACTCCAATTATTCTTCCAGTTTGATCTAAGATAGTTTCTCCTGCTGCTCCAATTCCACCACCACCAAATATTTCAACATTCGGAGGACCACATTCAAATACTGATGGATCACAATTAGTTGCTCCAAGAGAATCTACAAATCCGGCATCTCCAATTTCTTGACCAAATATTTCAATATTACTTGTATAATCATCAACACTTCCAATAACACCTTCTGCTGTCGGAACATTGACAAAATTTTGAAATTGGTCAATTTGAGATGGTGTTGGACCACCCCAAGGACTGGCTTTAAATTCCTTTATTTCTGGGCAATTTGGTTTTGCACATAAGAATGATTCAAATCCTAAAATATAATCAAGTGCTTCGAACACACTTCCAGAAACTTGTACTATTCCACCAAGAACATCATTAATTTCATCCAATAAAGGTCCTACAGCTCCGTCTACAACTGCGGCAATATTATTCACAAGAGCATTTGTAAATTGTTGTGCTGCACAAAAAGGAACATTAACAATTTTACCTACCAACTCAAATAAGAAATCTGTAATCAAATTTACAAGACCATTAATAATATCTTTAAAGGCACAAAAAATATTATCAACAATTATTTGAATTATACTATTTTTAACACTTTTAGCAACTACAGGAAGAACTGTATCTATAATTTCTTGAATCTTGCCATAAATTTGAGAAATTAAAAAATCTCTCAATCGATTTATTAGAGTTTTAAGAATTCCACCAATAATTTGTGCGGTGCTTCTTATTAAAGAGGTGAGATTTTCTAATTTATTAATAGCACCATTTATATAAAGATCGGCATATGCTTGTAATCCTTTGACAGTATTAAAAAAGTTACTTAATGCTGAATTAATTTGTGATAATTCAGAGTCTCCACAAGGATCTGGTAAGGGTCTAATTTTTTCATATAGTTTTATTGCTTCTGCAAAAGAAACAGAATTGATAAATTTTTCATTAAATGGAGAATCCTCTAAGTTCATCCCCTTAGTGGTTTCTCTGGCGTTTGATAATGGTAAAGTTGTTCCAATACCAACTGATGGATTTGTTCCAACACCAGATTGTGCTTCTTCAAAAGTTATGACTTGTATAGGTACAGGTCCTTCTCCAACTGTATTTTGTGTTGGTATTTCAGGTTCAGGTGGTGATGAAGACTCTGCAAAAATTGAATCTCCACTTACCCCAAAATTATTTACATTCTCGACAAATGTTTGATTTCTATAATTGACAGCACCAGTTCTTCCTTGACCACCAAGTGAATCAAAACTTGGTGCCAATACCAAATTTCTTGCATTTGCAGAACTTATACCATCCAATTCAACTTGTCGTTGAAGTTCTGATGGATTAAGTGCTAATTGATATGCCTTTTCCCCATTTAATAATAAATCATTACTAAAAGTCTGATTTATAGAATTTCTAATGTCCGTTACTGGATGATATTGACCTGGAGCATTTATAATGGATCTGATACTAGAATCTCCATTTGTCAAGAAGACATTAGGTTCAGATGTTCCTTCATGTATTATTTTCTGTCTATTTAAAACACTTCTGATTACAAGTGCCTGTCCAACTACACCTTCACCTCTTGCTTCTGCTAAAGAAAGTCTTATTAAAAGTTCTTTATCTTGATTGCTAATTGAAGCAGACATTTATGATTTTACTCCTTTATTTTGATATTTATTCACTTTTTGGCATTTTGATAAAAGTTTGGATTGACATTTTCATATTTGGATTTTACGTCTCCAGAAGATGCAATTTGTGTATCAATTGAAGGATTGCTTGGTTGATATCTTTTAACCGGTTTACCATAAGTTGTTCCATTTATAGATTCTCTAATTTCTCCCGGATAATTATTACCAAGAACTTGAGTAATTACTGGAATTTGACAATCTTCATCAAGAAAAAATCCAATTACCCATTCTCCACCCCAAATACCTGTTGATTGATTATTACGATTTCCATGTGTTGTTGGTTTTGCAACGATTGCCCATGGTAATTTATCATCAACAAGTTCAGTTGCATCCTCAGAACTCGACATAGGATGCATTCCAGGTATTCTGACCTTTACCCTATCTCCATGCGTATCAACCCACTTAGGACTCTTTACATGCTGATTTTGATTGGGTGGTACTTGACCTAAAAACCATTTATTTGTACCAATATCATATCCTTGATTACTTGCCATTTCTAGCTTTTATTAGTATATAGACCGTATGAATCACGAACAAGAGTCATTGCCGTATATGATCTCTGAGTATCATAATGATGGCATAAATCCAAAATTAAATATTTTCCACTTTGAACGGGATCAGATGATCCTTGAATTTTTTCATCAGTAGTAATTGTTTCAAAATAACATTTAATTACATCACCTGCCTTAAGATTTGGATTACAAGGAACTTGTATTTTTACCATTTGATTGAATAATAAATTATACCTCATTTGAACCTTTCCCTGCCAAGTTTCAGGTTGTCCAGATAAATTTTCTTCTTCAACTTTTGGTGATAATGCACCAACATCTTTAACACTATAAAGAGTTCTTGTATACCCTCGATTTACTGGTTTAGGTACTTCATTTTTACCAAGAGATTTTTCAAGAGTTCCTAAATTAAATGAAACTTCCTCCTCTTTAAATGTCTTAGGATTAAAAAATACTGTGCGATTTGTATAAACACCAGATTTTAATGCATTAATTAAATTTTGATTTTTATTAACACTAAATGATGAAATTTTAAAATTAGTGTCAGTGTTAATACTTGAACGATTGACATCAGTCTTATAATATTCTTGAACTGGTTCTTGATCAATTAAACTATCAATAGATTTAAATTTATGCCCATCACGATTCTCGTAAAAGAAAAAACCAGGATTTCCATCTTCTGGTGCCGATTTTGATGCTAACATACAAATCACATCAAAAGGTGATTTGTTATTACCAACAAATGGATACTTATTACTTGTTTTTTCTATTTCAATATTATTGTTTTCTATCTGCAATAAGTTTTTTGCTATTGATCTAACGGATTCTGAATTATTTGATGATGCTGAATAATTTTGTTTAACATGAGTTTCTTGATTCACAATAGCAGATTTTGAAACAAGACTTAAAATAATAGATTCTCTTTGTGATTCTTGATCTGGATTCACTGAGCAATTAACATATAATGGTTTTCTTGTGAAATCAAGTGTTCCAAGTGCATTTGCAATTTTAAATTTTACTTCTTCAGATCCGTCACCAGTTAGAGGAAGTGCATTATAAATTCCACCAAATCTTTCCTGCCTATCATATTCACTATCATATTCTATACTTCCACCAGTATCAACAATTGTCATTATTGCAGTAATATTTGGAGATAATAAACTTTCATAATAATCAAAACTCGTTGTTTTTCCTTCTAAAACAATTTCCTTATCACCTTTTGTAAGTGTGAGTAATTGATAATTTGCTGCGTCTGCTGCGTTTGCCATTTATTTTATGCACTCCATAATGCCGACAATTGTGGTGTTGATGCTGATGATGAACCTTTTGATGCTACTGGAAATGGCATCATATAAGGAACTGCATGTACAGTATTTACCGGTTGAATTACAACAAGTAAATCTGATTCATCATCAATTGGTTGATTTATAGAACTTACTTGTTGGACCTGATTTTCATTATTTGCCGAAGATATTTTTGCCTTTTTTGCCGAAGATATTTTTGCCTTTTTTGCTAAATCATTTAAAAATTTAATAGGATCACGAGTTCCTTCAAAACCATAAGTTTCTTCTTTACCATTTCTAATTTCATAATGGAATACTCCAGTTTGAGCAGTTCCTCTTTGAACTGGTGTTCCGGGAGTAATCTTATCTCCAGTATTTACTAAAGTAATGTCACCCTCTGCAATTCTTTCAGTAACATTGAGATCTTTATTGTAAATATCAACATAATTTCCATAACCTCTAGAGGTTTCATATTGCCTCATAACCACACCTCCAATTCTGGAATAGAAAGTATCATTAAGTCCTGCATCAAAATCTTGACCTGCATGTCTTCTATCTGGTATTCCATCTCCATCATCATCTCTAGGGGCACCATATTTCTGACCTGCAATATGCCCAGTTGGAGGTAGTTTAGGAAGATTTTTTTGATCTATGATCGTACTGCTAGAATTTAATCCTGTCAAGTCTTCTGCATCTGGCATTATATATGCTCTATCATCACCTTTATCATATCTTTCTCTTTGTTTTTTTGTCCACTTTGTTTTAACAAATTCTTGTCCAGGTGCCTGAATACCTTCTTCTCCTTTTTCATTTTTTACTAATTTCGTATTACTAGTGCTTATATTCAATTTATTTCCAAATTTTTTCATTAAATCGTCAATAAGAGGTTCTAATAAATCAACAATACCATTAAAAGGTCCCAATATATTTCTTAGTTCAGTTAAAATACCGTCTTTTTTATCTTCAATATCACTAAGTAATTTAATTTTTGCTGGTTCTAATTCTGGACTAGGATCTCCACCACCAACAGACTCAATAAGAATTTTAAATACATCTACGACAGGTGTTACAAAACTAATAACACTTTCAGCAACAATTTTCAATCTTTCTGCTAAAGCAGGAAGACTATTGACTAATATTCCCGCAAGTAATAATCCACCAAAATTTAAAATTTTATCAAGAATACTTCCACCAGAAGTTATACTGTCTTTAGTGTTTTCTGATATCTTTCCGAGAGGAGAAGACTTTATTTCTAATTTTTTTTCTTTTTCTTTTGCCTTTTTAATGCTTACTTTTCTTTTTTCTTTGTCTTTTTCTTTGGTTTGAAGTTTTTTATCTTGCTTATTTTTCTTTACAAGAAAACTATGAATATTAGTAACATTTAATTTAAGTTGTTTAACTTGCTTTAGTGTTGTTGTTTCCATAGTATTATACTGTTATACCATATAACATTGGAGTTATTTGACGATATGGATCTGCCATATTCACACTAGAAATATCAGGAACTTCTGTGGCAGGTCCTTGAGGAACTGGAATTTCTGGTGGTGGCATTTGATTTGTAATTGGTGATAGAGTTATCATATCAATTCCACCTCGACCTTTTCTTCCAGAAGAAATCATCTGATAGATTTTTTCTGTTCTCATATTATTAATTACAGAACCATCAACGTTTGGAGCAAAAAGTTCTCGACCTTTTTCTCCTACCTCATATATCTTCCCTGCAGTGGTCGGACCACCCATTGCTCTTGCTTGAAATTCTAACATACCTGGCACTGTTTCATTATATTTTGATCTTATTTTCTCAGTTTCAGCAGCATATTCTGTTTTTTCACTTTCTTCAAATTGTTTATTAGGAACTGGACGTCCGAAAGTTCCTCTACCGGTATAAATTTTTGCCTTTGACTCTTTGAGTTCTTTCTCCATTGCTTTTCGTTGAATATTAATTATTCTAGCATTTTTCTGATACTGTCTGAATATATCGATTTGTTCTTGTGTGACTCCATATTTTTTCATCCTTTCTGGGGTTATGTCCACTGGATCCTGAAAACCTCCCAGTCCATCAACCCTAACATCCTGCATTCCACTGTTTAAATTACCTTGTTCCCTGAATGGTAGTCTTCTTCCATTGCTTCCAATAGCATTAGATAAGATTTTACCATCTCTTGTAATATTTGGAATATCATCTATAGTCTTGACATTTTTTTCAATTGCTGCTCTAAATCCTGTTCCTCCTGCAGTTTTGTTTCTTAAGTAATCATTTAATAAATAAATGCCACCTGCTGCTGTAATAACACCAAGTAGTGTTAAAAATGCAGGAGCACCAAGAACTGATGCTACAAATCCCCCCACCGTTAATAATGCACCTGCAAGACTAACGATTGCAGATATTAAAGAAACTGCTGGACCAAATAATACTATTCCAGCAGCCACACCGGCAATCCATTTCCAGTGCTTTTTGACATATTCAAAAGCATTTTCAACTTTTTTTCTATTTTCTTCTTTACTTAACCATTCAAAAGCAGCATTTACTGCAACACCCGCACCAAGAGTTAAAATAAAATCTAGAACTTGATCAAATAATCCTTTAATTGGAGACAGTATTTTACTAGTAAGTTTACCAACTGCTTTTCCAATTCTTTTTCCAGATTTTTCTAATGCACTTTCTTCTGCTTTTAATTTACCTCTTGATTTTTCTCTTTTTTCTTCTTCCGATTCTCTCTTTTGTTCTTTCTGTTCGTTGCTAGATTGAAGAGCAAGTTGTTGTTGTATACCTACAAGAATCTTATTTGTTTCTATTAAACTCTTACTTAAATTATCTTGATTGCCCCCTATATTATCTCCTACACTATCTTTTTTATTTTTTAATATCTCTTCAATTTTTACAATTTTTTCAGTATTAATTATTACTTTATTTTCTACCTCAGTCGTTTTTTCAGTATTAACTACTAATTTATTTTCTACTTCTTCAACTTTGGGTGTTATTTTTGATAAATTAAACTCTAATGCCTTAATACGAATTAAAGACTTTCTTACATGACCAGATAATTTACTTAATGTCTTATGAATATTTTTAATGGATTCTCCAGAACCTCCTCCAGCACCGTCCTCTTTTCCAAAGACTGCCGATGAAACAGTCTCTACATTTAACTTAGGTGTATCAGTTTTTTTTATGTTTAAGTTAGATTCCACTCTTTTGTTGTGCCTTTAGGTTTTCTTCTTCAATGTATTGTTGAAGTAGAGCAAGATAAACTTCTCTCTCCCACGGAATCATATTTTCTAGTTCTGTTAATGAATATTTATGATGTTGCATCAAAGCAAAATTTATCTTGTAGTATGACTCAAGATTTGTATGAGCCATACCTAACTGAAAAAACTTGCTAATCCTTCCAAAACAACTTCAGACTCTACACCAGTTTCTGGATTTTTCACTGCAATTGTATGAGAAAGTTTTGGCATCGTAGCAAAAAACTTTTCAATTTGTTTAAATTGTTTAGTATTCAATTGCTCAATAAATTCATCAAGTTCTTTCTTTGAGTAATCAGATGCTTCCCAACTTTCTTCAGAATTATAAATCATTTCAACACAAGATGTAATCATTGAAAGTGATTGTCCAATTTCACTTGTACCTTCTGTTGTTTCAAAATTATTCTCGACAAATTGTTCCAGTGATGGATACTTGAGTTTCAATGAGAGTTCATCATCAAGTTTGATAATATTTTTATGCCCCTTATTCTTCTGAACTTTAATCGAATCAATATCAATCGACATTTCTACCTGAGTCTCTCCATCATCAGGACAAGTAATATTTACATCAACGGTTTCACCAACAGACTTTGATCTAACATTTAGAAATAGATACTCAATATCAAAAGTAGCAAGAGATTCTACTTTAATATCCTTTGAAACAATACAATCTGAAAGAATTTGAACAATTGCATTGGTAATCTCTGTCATATCTTCAGATTCCATTGCCATAATTAGAATCTTTTCTTCTCTCACAAGGAAAGGTCTATATTTAATTTTCTTTCCTGTCGAAGGCAACGTCAAATCATACGTTGGAGTATTAATCTTAGGTAAAGGCATAGTAATTGATACAATTCAGTTATTTTTATTTAGATGGTTAGTGGAAATAAATTTTTATCAAAAACCATTCAATAAATTTTCTATCCCCCTCCCTGTCGGAGTTAGGTTATCCAACTGCCTATCTCTACTTGATGCTCCTCTTATCCCTCTCAAGACTCCTTCTCTTGCTTGCCCTTTCGGTTCTTCTTGCTGCGTTGCTGTCTTTGGTATTTCTACTTTTGTTCCAGGAATCTTTGATTTTGCTTCTGGATCTGCCCTATTAAATGACGATGCTGAAGTATTTTTTTTATTTTCATTATTAGTAGTTTTTGGATTTATAATATATCGATCATAATTAAAAGAAACATTAACTTTTAATATACTAGATCCACCATAACTAAGTGGAATAGAAGTTATTAATTTCGGAAATGCATTAAAAAACTGATAATCTAATTGGGGACCATTATCTCTCTCAAATTTTGAAATAAACATTGTCTGTGTCTTATAATCATCAGGATATCTCATTCTACGATAATAATTTCCATTTTGTTCTTCCATTTCATCCTTAGATTCACTTCCTCCTGCAATATAATCAATCCAACCCTCAAATATTCTTAAATTTTTATAATCATAATCAATATAAAAACTAAAATCAATATCAGTGTATAATCTAGTATGTGCAAATTCTTGAGGAATTCCAATAAAGTCATTTTTTATTTCAGTAGTTGCAAGAGAACTAGATGGAAGTGAAGCTTCAGAACAAAGAAGACTTCCTTTACGACTCATATAATTGACTATATTCCTTATTCCAGTTTTACTCTCTATATTTTTAACAACTTCTCCTGGAAGACCACTGAAAGTTACTTGATATTGATTAGATTGTGAAAGTCTCCCGAATATATCTTTTGCTTCTTGTGTTTTTATACTTTTTACATAAGGACGAGCCACTCTAAATACCTATACTACTACTTAATTATTAGTTATTTAGATGTCCTATAAGGGAAAATATAAACCATCTTACCCTAAAAAATATAAGGGTGATCCCGATAACATCATTTATCGTTCCTTATGGGAGCGCAAATTTATGATTTATTGTGATAATAACCAGAATATTTTAGAATGGGCAAGTGAACAAGTTATTGTTCCCTATCGTTCACCCATTGATAACAGATACCACAGATACTTTGTTGATTTCTACATCAAATATAAAGATAATAACGGAAAAATAAAAAAATCACTTATCGAAATAAAACCATTCAGACAAACAAAAGAACCTAAAGTCAAAAAAAGAAAGACAAAAGGTTATATCTATGAAGTCGTTGAGTATGCTAAAAATCAGGCAAAGTGGGATGCCGCCAAAGAATGGTGTTTAGATCATGGTTATGAGTTTAAGGTCCTTACAGAAAATGAATTATTTTAAGTAATGGCAAGAACAATCAAAAGGGGTGGAATAACAGGAAAATCATATCTTTATGTTGCTCAAACTGGTGAAGTAACTTACAGTAGTGACCCAAATATAAAAGTAGGTTCTAATGTTTATGATGATAGAGTTTTAAAAAATCCAAATAGACCAACAGATGATGATAATAATCGAGTAAGAAATATTGTCGGAAATTTAATCGGCACTGAGACACCTGATGATTTAATGCTAGAAATATTAGAAGCAGTTAAAGATTCTGTAACTCCCATTCCCATTCCTGGAAAATTTTATACTTATATTTACATTGCCGAAACTCCAAATATAAGATATGATCAACATCCATTAATTTATTGTGAGAATATATCCCAATCTAAAAATGGAAATATATATTTCAATGGAACTAATTTTCACTTTCCCTCACAAAGAGTGTATAGAATTGATAGAGTTGTTGGTCAATTGTATGAAGTATATGCAGGTGAAATTGCCGACCTGAGAGAAATTCCTTATGGAAAGTTTCTAAATACTTAAAAAAAAGATAGATGGAGTATACTGTTCCCCTTGATCAAATTCCTATAAACTTATCCGGACCAGAAGGTGATAAATATATTGCTGATTTGGATGCTGGCAAATTGACTCCAGCAAATCCACCAGCAACAGTTGCAAAACCAGGGGAAGGATCTCCAGGAGATGGAGGAGAACAACCGCCATCAACATTAAATATAGGAAGACAATATGATTATAATCAGATAATTGGTGGACTATAAGAAATCTATCCAGAAGAGATATCTGATGTGATAGAACTCGGTTTTGCCAAAGTTCGTTCTAAATAACTAGAAAAAGATAAATGGAAGAACCTTTAAGATATCCACTAACAACATTTACAGATAAAACTGACTATTTGAAAATTGCTATTATTGATTATATATCTATAAAAAACTCTAATAACAAATCATTAGTTGGATCACCACAATCTAGAAAAAATCGAGGCAAAAACTTAAAGGAAGTAATTTTACTTCCAATGCCATCTAATATCTCAGATAATAATGCCGTAAAATATGGTGACTCCAGTTTGAATAGTATTATCGGTGCTGCTGGTGCTGGTATAATTGATATTATGGAAAGTGCTAAAGAAAGTGGAAAGTTATTAAGAAATTTAGGTGAAAACGTTAAAGAAACAGGAAGTAATGTCGCAGATACTACTGGTGGAATAGGTGGAATTCAGGGGTATTTAACAAGGCAACTTGCTTCTAGGGCAATTGGTATTATAGGTGGTAATATAACACCTTCTCAACTATTGGCAAGAACTACGGGAGAAATTTTAAATCCAAATTTAGAATTATTATTTAATGGTCCAACTCTTAGAACTTTTAGATTTCAATTTAAAATGGTGCCAAGATCCGATCTCGAAGGTAAGCAAATTAAGAAAATAATAAGAGCATTTAAAGAATATATGGCACCTAAAGTATCATCGGGTGAAGGTTCTACTACAGAGAACACAACATTTCTTAGAACTCCAAGTGTATTTGAATTAACATATAAACAAGGCAGTGAAGATCATTTATACTTACATAGATTTAAACAGTGCTTCTTAGAAAGTATTAGTGTAAATTATACCGGTGCCGGAGTTTATAGTACTTATGATGATGGAACACCTGTTGCGATGATTATGGATTTATATTTTAAAGAAATTGAACCAGTTTATGATGTAGATCAAAACGAAGAAGGAGGAACAGGATACTAAAATGGCATATTTCAGAGAACTACCAGATGTAGATTATCAGTCATTTCTTTCTGATTCAATTTCATCTAAAGAATATTTGAGAGTTAAAAACTTATTCAGAAAAAATAAGTTACGTGATGATTTACAAAATGTCTTTACAATTTTTGATAAGTATGAAATTGTAGAAGGTGCAAGACCCGATACAGTTGCCGAAGAATTTTATGGGAGTGCAGAACTTGATTGGGTAGTATTAATGACTGCCGGTATTATTAATGTAAGAGATGAATGGCCTTTATCAAATTATGTATTATACAGATATATTGAAAATAAGTATGGTATAGAAAACTTATCTAATGTAAATTATTATGAAACTATAGAAGTCAAAAATTCAAGTGGTAGATTAATTCTTCCTGAAGGTAAAATTGTAGATGAAAATTTTACTTTAAATTATACCGATAATGGCAATGCAATTTCTCTATTTGGTAGTGATGTGAGAAGAGGGATTAGCAATTTAGAATATGAGACTATAAAAAATAATAAAAAATCCTCAATTTATTTACTAAAAAGAGGATATTTACAGAAGTTTTTAAATGATATGAAACAAATTATGATTTATGATAGGTCTTCACAATTTGTAACTGAGTCTCTCATTCGTGTTGATAATACTAGAGTTGTACTCGCAGACTAATTAATCTGCTGCGAGTGCGGCAAAGTATGAAAGAGTATCATCATCTTCATCAGTATTAGTAGAAGAAAGGTCATTCAATTCTTCTTTCATTGACTGAGGG